AGATACAACTGGAAGATGTCTTGATTGCTCTATTCCTTTTCGATTTGTAGACCATAAAGCTAAGGGGCGTTGTCACCGCTGTTTAATGGCTCATTACCGTAAAAATTCCACAAAAACGCCATAGTTTACTACTATGGCGCTATGACATCTGAATCACAAGTGGAGGATTCTTTATTGGCTCTTGAGTCAAAATATAAAACATTATCAAAGTCACAGTTAGCTGATGAAGCGATACGTATCGCGCGTATGCAGATTATGGCTTGTTTTGAGTTTAAAAAGCCGCGCCTTGCTCAAACTGATAAATTCTATGCGCTTTACGATGGGAAAGTACCAAAGAAATTAAGACAGCTTTTTAATGTACCAATTCCAGTCTTTGCAGGAATGATTGATACTCTTAATGCTCAGTACGATACTGGTATTATTCTTGATTTTAAAGAGGGTGATGCTTCTGATTATTTTAAAGTACAGAAAATCAATGGTGCTTGGCGTAATGAAGTAATGAATACTTCAACGACTAGTAAGTGGGATTCTAAACTACGCATGGCTCGTAAGCATGCGATCATGACTGGTCGCGGTATTATGGAGTATAACGTCACTTCTGATCCAAGCTACAAGTCTGAGTTGAATAACGTCATGCTCAAGAACTTTAACTTCCAGCCGCGTGGTGGTCTTTATTTAGAGAACCACCTTTTCGCTGGTACTGAGGATATTGATAAGACTCGTTCAGAATTGATTGCAGGTGCTCGCGCTGGTATTTATGATAAGGAGCAAGTAGCTAAGCTTATTGAGAGGGCTAGTAGTAATGAGTTTTTACCTGATAGTAGTCAAGATATGGCTGTACGACTAGCTCGTTTTAAGCCGCTCGGACTTGATGCTGATATGCACAGTTATGTTGGTCAAGATGTTTATAAGCTCGCGCAGCAGATTATAGAACTTGATGGACAGCGCTATTATATTCTTTTTCATCCTTGGACCAATATCTGGGTTCGGTTTGATAAATGGAAAGATGTTGATGAATCAGACTTGATGCCGTGGGTTACTTTTGCGACTCATGAAGACGATGAAAACTTTTTGTCTAAGGGTTATGCCGATGACTTATACCCGTCAGCGGATGCCATTATTGCGATGTTTAACCAAGAGCTTACAAACCGTGAGAAGCGTAACTTTGGCGCACGAGCATACGATAAGGATATGTTTACTGACGTGCGTAAGCTTGATGAAGCCATGCACCGACCGGATGCACTGGTACCAGCTGATACTAAGGGTGGAAGCCGTCGTATCTCTGAAGGTGTATATGAATTTAAAGTGGGTGAGCTTGGCGGTACTGTCAATCTTATCGACTGGATTACTGGAACGATAGGGCGTAGTAGTGGCGCTACTGACTTGGCTCAAGGTGGAGTCCAAGAAGTAAGTAAGAAAGCATCTGTTACTTTTGCTGAACAGAAATCAGTATCAAAGCGTATTGGATGGGGTGCTCAGCCATTCCAAGATATGATGGGTGATTTAGGCGGTCGGTTTATTTGGGGGCTTAAAAATCACATGCCAGCCCGGATGGCTATTCAAGTACTAGGTGAGACTGGTTATGACTGGGATGAAATTACTCGTATGGATTTGAATACGACAAAGGATATTAATGTTCTCATTAGTTCATCCGATCAGAAGCAAGCAAGTAATGAAATGAAATCAAAGCGTCGGGCTGAGGCTCTTGGTATGGTGGACCCTAATACTATTAACCCACAGTGGCGTAATGAGCAGATTCTACGCTCTGTTGGTGAATTTGAAGATGAGGAGATTGCACAGGCTCAAGATGTTCAGACATACAACGATCGTAAATCATTATCAAAGGCAAGTGAGGCTATCAATACTATTTTACTTGGTAAGGAGCCATTACTTTGGTATGGAGCAACAGCGGCTTTTATGCAAAAGATTCATGATTTTGCATCTGATAAACAGAGTACATTAGGTGATAAATTTGAGAAGTTGATTAACTATTCAATGGCACACGCTGAGATTGTAAAACAGAATGTTGACCGTAAGGTAGCTGAACAATCGGTCCTAGCCAGTCAAGCTGGGTTACAGGCTTCTCAAGGACAGCCAGGTACTAGTACACCGCCAGCGCCAGCTCAATCAGAAGCAGCTAATCCGGGTATGAGTGGAGGAATGAGTCGAGCGATGAATGTAGCAACAGCCTCAATGTAATATGGGAACTATTCAAGATAAATTAGAACAAGCTCGTCAAATATTTATAACTGATGTCGATGAAGAAACTCGTCTTGATAATCTCGATAAGATAGAGGAATGGAGTAAGTCTATACGTGAGAATACTGCTTTTGCTCAATGGCAAAGCAGTGATATCAGTCAGATTCTTATTAAACAATTTCGAGAAATGTATAGTGAAGCGGCAATGCAATTAGCTGAGCGCCGAGATTTAACAACAGCTCAAAGAGAATCATTGTGGGCTAAACAAGATGCAGCCTTAGTTATGCTAGATTTGATTTCCCGCGATGCTAAAAGTGAAATTGAGAGTATTCATAAGCAGTTAAACCATGCCTTGAGGAGTGTCGTGTAATTCCACAAAATAACAGACTTTTTATAAGATATTAATATTAATTATTTAATCAAATCATATGGCACAACCAGCAGCAGAAAAAGAAGCGGCAGCAGCAGCTAAGTTGGCAGAAAAAGAAGCGGTAGCAGCAGCTAAGGCAGCTCGCACTGAAGCGACTGTCATGTGGCTAGGAAATAGTCGTACTTATACTCGTGAGATTCATGGAGAAGACTTTGAACAGTTAGCAAAGGAATTTGCAGCTAAGAAAAACGGAACCGTCGTATAGTTTGCAGAGGGCTGGAATTGTCTAGCCTTCAACAAAAGATGCGAACCATCTTTTCCCGCGTAGTGCGGCATTACACTACAAGTGTTTATAGGCACACTACAAAATCTATTCCCCGGTGATTATCGGGGTACATAAATAAAAATCATATGAGTACAGAAAATGAAGTAGCAGCAGCAGCTTATGAAGAAGCAGGTATTGAATTACCACTTGATGCTACACCTACGATTGAACCAGCTGTAGTTGAGCCGACTCCGGAACCGGTAACTCCAACTGAGCCAGTAGTAGAACCTGAACCTTTAACAACAGAACCAAGGGAATCCCAGGAGCGCAAGCCACGATCTATCTATAATGATTTAAAAGATACACGAAATAATCTTAAATCAGAACGGGAACTACGTGAGCAAGCAGAACAGGAACGTGACGAGCTAAAGGCTAAGTTGGATAGTAGAACTACTATTCCAGAGTCTGATGAGCTAAAGACTTTCGCTGATAAAATTGGCGCAGATCCAGAAGCCATTAGAGAGATGCGAGAATTGTTTTTAAAAGGACAACAATCAACATCTATCAATCCTGAGTTACAGTCAAAGCTCGATGCGTTTGAGACATGGCAGAAGGATAATGGTCAAGCTATTGCCAAACAACAGTTTGAAGCCGAATTTACATCCGCTGTCCCTCAGTTGCAAAAAATGTTTCCAACTGCTAGTGCTGAAGATATCAGTTCAATGAGAAAAGAACTTGATACTTTGGCACATACCACTGAGTTTCACGATAAAGAAATTGATTATATCGCTTTCAAAAATCAAGATAAACTTTCGTCACTCATTACCCCGCATAAGCGTGGACTCGAATCGAAAGGTCGAGTAGATGCTACAAATATCCCTACTGACTTTAATCCTAATGCTGATATCTCAAAGATGTCTGCTAAGGAAGCGGAAGTATGGGAATCTGAGTATCGAAAAATGAGTAAAGAAGATGGATTATCAACTGATAGTTCAGGTCGTAGAATGTTACTCTAGGATTCCTTTGGTTCGACAATTTATATTTAATTTATGTCTGTAAACCCAAACGTAATGACATTTAAAACAGTATTCTCAGCAGAATACCAAATGTCACACTACCGCGAGCCGGTGTACCAAGTGCTCGCAGATTCTCGTCTTGAGTCACAACTGACAAAAGGACAAACTATTGCTCGCTCATACGCTTCTGACGTTGTTGTAAACGACATGGGTGGCGATGGTC